TCATGCTTGTCCCCCCCCGGCGCGGGCCTGGAAGGAGGAAATTTCCGCCATCCGCTGCCAGAGCTCGCGCTCTTGCTCTGTGATTTCCGCAGGAATTTTGATCATGACCCTGGCCAGAAGGTCGCCCCTTCTGCCCGCTGTTCCCAGACCCTTGCCGCGCAGGCGGAGTTTGCGCCCCGAGCCGGACCCGGCCGGGATGTGCATTGCCACAGGGCCTTCCAGCGTGGGAATTTCCACCTGCGCCCCGAGAACGGCCTCCCACGGCGCCAGAAACACGTCGCAGTGCAGGGTTTCGCCGTCGGTTCTGAAAACAGGGTGGGGCAGGTAGCGCACGCGCAGAAAAAGGTCGCCCGGAGTCCCGCCGGGAACAGCCTGCCCCTGCCCGGCCAGGCGCAGCTTGGCCCCCTCGCGGATGCCCGCAGGCACGCCGACTTCCAGTGTTCTGGGGCCGTCTGCGGTTTGCAGGCTGACGGCGCGTGTGCCGCCGCGCATGACTTCTTCAAGGCTCAGGGCCAGTTCGGCTTCCACATCGCGGCCTCTCCGCTGGCGGGCAGAAAAGCCCCCGTAAGGAGCCGGCCCGAAACCGCCCCTCCCGCCGAAAAGAGTTTCAAAAAAGTCCGAAAAGCCCGATCCGTCAAAGTTTTTCCCGTTGAAGGTAAAATGCACGTTCTCGAAACCCGGCTCGCCCTGAAACTGCTGGCCGTGCTGCCAGTTGGGACCCAACTGGTCATAGAGCCTGCGCTTTTCGGCGTCCTTGAGCACCTCGTGGGCCTCGTTGATCTCCTTGAATTTTTCTTCGGCCCCCTTGTCGCCGGGGTTGAGGTCCGGATGGTGCTTGCGGGCCAGCTTTTTGTAGGCCCTGGAAATCTCTTCTGTGGAGGCATTGCGCTCCACTCCCAGAAGTTTGTAATAATCCTTGTATGATACGGCCATTGGCGACTCCCCCGTGCGTCTGCGGAAAATGTGCCGCGTACGCCTGTTTGTAAAAAAATAATACAGGGGCGACGCCCGTCAATAGCGCGGCTGCCGCATTGCCGCCTGTGGGCGCGCAGCCTTGCGCGCCGTCATGTCCTGCCAGGGAATATGCTGCCGCTTGGCATGCGCCTGGTTCCCGGTTTTTTGACATCCGGCACAAAGGCGATTATTTGTGACATACGCAGGAGGCCAGCCATGTCCAGCATCACTTTTGACACCCTGGCGTACAGCAAGACCCTCCAGGCAGCCGGAATGCCGCCCGAACAGGCGGATGCCCTGGCAAAAGCCCAGAAAACCGCCATTGATGAAATGGTGGCAGCCAAGGAACTTGCCACAAAGCATGACCTCCATATGGCGCTTGCCGAGCAAAAGCACGAAATTCTCAAATGGATGATGGGAATGCTGCTGACGCAGTCTGCCTTGTTGATTGCGGTGATCGCCTTTCTCAAGTAAGGCGCTTTGCGCCGCCCGTTGTCCGGCGTGCGGCCCATGCCGCCTCCGTGTGGGCGCGGGGTCAGGGGCTGCTCCCGAAGGGAAGCCGGGCGCCGTTTCTTTTGCCGCTCCACAGCCTGCTGCCGAAGTTGGTTCCGGCCTGCGCCATGCCGCCGAGGGCCGTGCCCAGAATGCCCGCCGCAGGGTCCAGGCGGTCGGCCTGCCAGGCATGGGCCTGTGCCTGCCCGCCGGAGTTCCAGCCCCGGATTGCAAGATTGTGCGCCCTGTCCAGCCCCTGCTGGTGCAGGGCAAGGGCGTCCATTTCGCCTTTTTCCGCAGTGTCCATGGTGAGGTCGAGAAAGCTGCCCGCGTCCACGGCGGCGCCGCTGGCCCCGGCCCCGGCGCGCTGGCTGCCGATGATGCCCGCGACCTCCTGCCGCTTGCGGACGGCGGCGTCATGGCCCTGCCTGCGGGCTTCGCGGGCCTGCTCCTCTGCCAGTTCCTGATTCTTCCGCGCCATCCGGGCCTGATAGTCGGCCTGCGCCTGTTGGGCACGGGCCTGCGCCTGCGCGTGCATGCGCAGGCCCGTGCCGGCAAGCGAGGCCGCAATGGACACGGCGGAGATCACCGCTGCGGTGGTGCCGGAAATGGCGGCCATATCACAACTCCTTGTACCAGACGGTTTCCGTGATTTTTGCCCCGAGGCGGCGGTACAGCGCATCACACGGGCGCGAGGCGGGAGAGGCATAGCCGATGCCGGCAATGCCGCGCTGCCGCAGGCTGTTTTCTGCCCAGCGCAGCAGGCGCAGGGCCGCAAAAGCGTCCGTTCTGGCCTCGCGGGAGAGGTACAGGGCCAGGGCCGACGCTGTGGAGCGGCCGGGCATGTTGAGGTTTTCCGACAGGCAGTACGCCGCATACCCGTGCAGCGCCGCGCCCGTGCGCGCGGTGACGATGTGCAGCGCGCCGCCCTGTTCCAGAGCGTCATACAGGGCGTGCGTCATGGGCACGGCCGTTTGCGGGCCGTACAGGGCTTTTTCTGTTTCCTGCCAGTGGGCCGCGGCCAGGGGAGCGGCCTCGGCGCGGATGCGGGAATACGGTTCGACAGCAAAGAAAAGTTCCACGGCTATGCCTCCCCGAAGTCCACATCGCAGACAATGGCCACCACATGCCACGGCAGGGGTTTGCTCTGCACCAGCCAGACGGAGGCATCCGCGTTGTGTCCGCCGCCGGGCGCAAAGGCAACATCGCCGGAATACGGCTCGCACGGTTGCCCCCAGCGTGCGGGCAGGAAGGGAAAGTCGTCGAGCTTGCGGCGGCTGGATCCGTATTGGCCGCCGACGCTGCGGAACAGGCGCACCACGCAGCGGCCATGACCGCGATGCCTGCCCAGGGTTGAGCCCTGCCGTGTGTCTGCCTCCACCGGCAGGGGCGAAAGCACGGAGGCGTACGGCAGGCCGGCGTGAACGATCCTGGCCGCATACGGCAGTTCGATGCCGCCTTTGCGCACCACGCAGCCTTCCACCGGGCTGCCGTCGGCCAGCACGGCCAGCGCGCAGCCTTCAAGGTGGTCAAGGCCCGTCATGGTGCGTATGCCCTCCGTGCTGCAAAAAGTGATGCCGCAGTCCACAAAAAAGGCGTTTTCCACGGCAGTGTCGGGGGCGAACGGCTCGGCCAGCCGCTCCAGAAAGACGCGCGGCCTGCCCTCAACCTCGCGCTGCACGGCCAGCAGAACAACGTCGCCGTTGTCGCCGGAAATGGCGGCCACGGAAAGCACCCTGCCCTGCGTGACATGGCGGGACCAGCCGAATATCTGGTGCTCTTTCAGATAGGTCAGCACCAGCAGGATGCCGTCGTCGCGCACGCACCAGATGCGGGAACCGGGCGTCTGCTGGTAGGCCCACTGCACAAGGGTGTGGCCCTCAAAAAGGTGCGGGGCCATGATGGAAAGGTCGTTGCCCGCATACCCGTCCTTTTCCAGCGAATAGAAGAGGTCGCGCACGCGGGAGCCGTGGCGCTGCACATGCAGGATGGAATTGCCGATGACAAGGGGCGCAAGCCCGGCGCTGCCCCAATAGCTCTGGGCCGTGATGGTGGCGTTTTTGGGGGTGATGACGCCGTTTTCTCCGGTGGCCTTGTATTCGCTGCCCGACGTGCCCAGCAGCAGATCGCCGAAACTGGCCATCCACTGGATGGCATCCATGCTGCCCGATGCAACCATGTATTCCACGGGGTCATCGTCTTGCAGGGGCCGGGATTTGCGAAAATTCTCGAAATCGCCGGTGCGGGACATATAGAAGGTCTGCGGGTTTTTTGTGCCGCCGCCAAGAACCATGCGCTGCTGGTGAAAGCTGACCGTGGCCGGATGGTTGCCGTTGGCAAAGGGGTTCCAGTCCTCTTTCGGGGTATCGTCGGTTTTTGCCTCATAATTGTTGTCCAGAAACGACAGTGTCTGCATGGGGCCTGCCTGCGCATCTTCGGCGCGGCAAATGCCGATGAAGCCGTAATAGCCTGCGGATTCGCGGTAGATATTGTATTCCGTTGCTCCGGCCACGGCCTGCCAGCGTATGGCGGCGCTGTTGCCCTGCACCCAGTCGGACGGATGCTTGCCGTTGGCGGCCTGTCCCGGCGGGGACGGCAGGGATTCGCGCCCGTGGGCATCCACGGCCACGACCTTGTAGCGCAGGGCAAAGGAACCGCCGGAGCCGTTGAACGTCACTTCCGGCGCGGCCGGGGCGCTGATGCTCTCGTTGAGAATGACCTGCTCCACGCTCCATGTGTAGCCGCTGCCGCTGCCTGCGGGGGAGCGCATGATCTTGTGCAGGGGGTAGGCCGGGTGGGCCAGATACACGATATCGCCCACCTGCGCCCAGGAGAGGCGCAAGAGGTCAGCGGCGGCATAGGGCGTTGCCACGGGCGCGCAGAGCGCCCCTGCGCCGTCGGACACGCGCAGGGCCTTGTGCGACATGACAAGCACAAAGTTCTGGTCTGCCTCCACGCTGAAGCTGAAAGGGATGAGCACGGCGTACCCGCCGAGGTCCGCCACAAAGCGCGTGCCGGGGCGCCGGGCCGCATCGCCGTGCAGGCCGGGCAGCATGTTTTCCATGCACTGCACCGAGGTGGCATAGCGTTCCAGATCATAGCGCCCGGTGAGCGTGGGCGACACTTCGCCGCCGGTGAAGTTTTTGTGGGCGATGCGGGGCATGCGTTCCTCACTGGTATGCCCGGCAGACCGTGCCGGGGTTGATGCTCTCCACACGGATGACAACAGTTCTTTCGGTGGGGATGAGCACGGTGCCCCACGCGGACTGGCTGCCGTTGACATGTCCGAGGCAGTAGCCTGCCGGGGCCGTGCGGGAGGCCTGCCCGTCCACGCTGCCCGACGTGACAAAAAGCTTTGCTCCGGCAGGGGAAGTCCCCGTATTGTTGTGGTGGATGGTGACAAACACCGGTTTGCGCGGGATCAGGTCCGTGAGCGTCCAGTCGCCGGTGGAGGTGCGGGTTTTTTTGAGGGAAGCTGTTGCCGCTTCTGCCGCCTGGGTGGCCGCGGCCTGCGCGGCCAGGGCTGTGGCCCGCGCTTCCCGCGCCGCGCTGTCGGCCTCCACAGCCGTATCGTACGCTGTTTTTACCGCTGTGGCGGAGGCGACAACCGTGCTGCTTTCCGTGTCCACGCGGTCGGTGCGTTCCAGCCCGGTGAGGGCGGCGGCCCGCCCGGCCTCGTTTTTTGCCCTGTCGGCCTCTGCCTGTGCCCTGCCCGCTTCCGCCGTGGCCGCGCCTGCGGCGGCTCCGGCTTCGTCCGCGCTGTTTGCGGCCTGTGCGGCGCTCTGCCCGGCGGCGCTGCCCGCGGCCTTGGCTTCCTCCCGCGCGGCATAGAGAGACTGCACCAGGTCTTCGGGCGTCAGGGACGACGTTGTTTCCACCACCACGGCCCGCGCCAGCCTTTCCGCCAGTTGCTGGCGTTCGGCAGTGGCCTGGTCCAGAGCGTCTTCAATGACCCGCGGGTCAAAGCGCGAGGCGGAAACAAGGTCAACGCCCTGGGTAAAGGGCATGTTGCGGGTGATGGCCAGCTTCCAGCCGTCGGGCAGTGGGGCGTTTTCGTGCAGGTAGCGGACGCTGCCGCCGTTGTCGGCGAGGGTGATGGCGCACTGCGCCGTCACGTCCGTGCTCGCGCCCGCCGCGTCGGTAACGGTGACGGCTATCTGCGCGGCGTCCCAGACCGTGAAAAAGAAGGGGAAGGTCGTGGCGCTGCTGTTGCCCTGATAGACTTCCCTGCTGTGCGCGCTATCCAGTGTCATGACGGCTCCTCTACCGGCAGGCGATCCAGCGGTCTTCCTGCGGCCTGTTTTTTTGTTCCTGCGCTGCGGACCGGTACGCTCCGGGAATGGCGGCGCGGTACAGCCGCTCCAGTTCGCCGACCCTGCCGCTGCCGCTCCCGAGCAGGGGCACGGCAATCATGGCGGCCAGCTTGCGGGCCAGCATGTGGATGAAGTCCGCATCCCACAGGCTGGGGTTTTCAACATCTCTGGTGTAGTCCGCAAGGGCGGGGCCGGCATCGGTGAGCAGCAGCACTGTTCCCGCCGGGTCATGGACCATTTTGAAGGGCGCGGATGTTCCGCGCGGGCTGCCGATTTTGTGCATTTTGAGGCAGCCTTCCGGCAGGCCATAGGCAAAGCGCCAGTCCGCCGCCCACACCGGGGGCAGGGCCTTGCGGGCAAGCTGCGCCCGGTGCTGCGCCCAGGGAAAGGGAAAGTCGCGCAGGGCCTGTTGCCGGGCATTGTCCCAATACAGGGCGCACTGGCGGGCCTCCTCGCATTTTTCCGCCTCTCCGGCGACAGTGCGCGTGCCCACATGGCCAAGCGCCATATTCCAGATGCGTATCTTGCCTGTGTGCATGGGGTGCTCTCCGTGTTTGACGGGTCAGCCCTGTACCGCGCCCTTGTCGGCATGCATGCCCGGCCCGTAGGGCTGATGCTCCTCGCGCACAATGGCCCCGAAGATTTTTCCGGCCGTGAACGTGCCGTTGGGCGTGGCCACCATTTTGAGCCAGGGCTTGCGCGCGCCGCGCGGCAGAAAGCGCCAGCCGATGTTTTTGCCCACCGTGAGCTCTGCCAGGGGCACGGTGATGGCGGAACCGGGAACATCGGCATAGGGGCCGTCTCTGCTGTCGGACTGCGTCAGCGTGAAGGTGAGGGACGTGCCGCCCGCAAAATCCTCGCCCACAACTTTGGCGCAAACGGGCACAGGCTCCATGCTGCCGGGATGCAGAAAGGAGGTGAGGCCCACGGCCGGGCCGGTGACAGCCGCGCCAAGAACGGGGCTGCTGTCCATCAGGATGAGGTTGGAATCAAGAAGCATGGCGCTGTTTCCTCGCAATGGTTTGGGGTTCAGATGGTTTTTTCGGTGACGGCAAGGGCATCGCACTGGCGGATGGGGCGGCCGTGCAGGCTGGTGATCTGCGTGGACCGGAACAGGGGGCCGCCCTGGGCGGCATCCTGCGTGCGGTAGGTCAGGGTGACGTTGCCCGCATCCGTGGCTTGGAGCTCGAGAGCGGTGAGCACGTCGGCATTGCAGTACCAGATGGCCTGGTTGCGCATGCTTTCCGGCATCCTGTTTTTGGCCATGACCGAAAGGCGGTGCAGGTCCACAAAGCCCGATTCTCCCTTGGACAGGATGAGCCTGCCCACGGGGATATTGGCAATGCGCACCACGGCCCGCCAGTCGCGCACGGTGAGGCCGCACTGCCAGTTGTACATGTCGCCCACGACCTGAAATTTTCTGCCGTCGGAATCCTGGGTCATGTACTTGCCAAGGTCTTCGGTGGAGAGCCCGCCGGTGCTGCCCTTGGGGTAGAGCCCGTGGGCCGTGTTGGCTCCCCAGCAGATCAGGTACATGGAGGTGCACCTGCCGCCCGTGCCGCCCGCATCAATGACATTGGGGCTGGTTTTGGAAGGGTAGCGCATGGCCAGGCCGTTGAACTCGTCAGGGTTCACGTTGCTGTCGCCGTAAAAGAGGGTGCGCGCCACCTTCTGGCGCATGGCCTCGGCAAAGGCCTTGCCTTCGGAGAGGCGGAAGGTTTTTGCGCGGTCGCCGTACAGCGCCACTTCGGCCACGTCCAGTTCCATCAGGGCCTCAAGCATGCCGCAGACTTCCTTGACCTGGCTGAACTGCGCCTTGGACGGCGGCGTGCCCTGATAGAGCCTGCGCCAGTAGACTTCGGGCAGGCCGGTGCGGATGCGGGTGAGGTGGCCGTCGGAATGGTTGGACTCCATGAACGGAATGTCCGTGATGATGTCGTTGGTCTGGTTCATCAGTTCGATGATGTCGCCCGCTTTTTCCCCCTTGTAGAACTGCTCCAGTTCCGGAAGGGTGGCGACAATGCCCTTGTTGTAGCTCATGGCGTATGCTCCTGATGCGGTTACATGTGGGGATAGAAACGGTCTTCCAGCGGCCTGTCCGCCGCGCCGCCTGCGCCGGGGAGTTTGTCCTCACCCAGGGCCCTGCCCACGCGGGCAAAGATGCGCAGCACGTCGGGATTGTCGCCGTAGCCGGTTTCGGCCAGCAGGGCGCGCACGGCCCCGTTGGCGTCAAACATGGCCAGGGCCTTGCGGGCTTCGGCCACGGACGCGTCGAATCTGTCGCCGCCAAACTCCCTGTCTGCCCTGAATTCCTCAATCCACGCCCGGCCCTGCGCCTGCTGCTGCTCCCGGAACGCGGCATAGTTTCCGGCCATGTGCTCCAGAACGGCCTCTCCCTGCTCTTTGGTGAGCCCGGCGGTGACGCACAATGCGTTCAGCCTTTCCAGCTCGGCAGGGGTGACGGGATAGCCCTGGGGCGCGGCAAGCGTGAACGGCTCGGGCGCGGCGGGGCTTGCGGGTGGGTTGCCGCTGTCTCCGGTTTCGGGAATGCCCCCGGTGTCGGGTTCGGCAGGGTTTTTCGCGCTGTCAGGGCTGTGGGGTATTTCTGCGTGCATGGGGTGTTCTCCTTGAAAATGGGGAAATTGGGGGCTACAGGCTCCCGAGGCCGCCCACGATGGCGCTCATGGCTGTTTGGCCGTCTGCGCCCAGCGGGGTTTGGCCGAGGTTTCTGGCCGCGTCGGAAAGCCGGGCAACCTGCTCCACGACCTGCTGCGTTTGCGCCTGCTGCCCGGCCCGGGCCTGGGCTTCGGCTCTGGCCTGCCTGATGGCGCGCACATCCTGCGCGGAGCGCAGCATGGCGGCGGGAGCGCCCAGAGCGTCGGCATAGGCCCGGACGGTGCGGTCAAGGTCCAGAATGTCCGCAATTTCCGGGCGCATGGGGGCCATGCCCGCCACAAAGGCCACGGTCTGGTCAATGGGGCTGGTGCTGGCCATGCGCTGCGCCTGGGCCAGAACAGACGTGAACTCCACCCGCAGGGGCGCGCCCCGCATGCCGGGCGGCGCGGGCGGCAGGGCGTCGAACTGCTCCATCAGGCGGAAGGTGCGCAGGATCAGGGGAGAGTGCAGTTCCTTGTCCAGCCGTTCCACCACAGGGCCGAGCATGCTGAGTTTTTCGCGTTCGCGGGCATCGATTTCCGTTGCGGTGAGCGTGCGGCGGTCGTTGAGCATGAGCATCTTGAAAAGATCGGCGTACAGGCCGTCGTGTATTTTCTGCTGCACTGCCCGGATCTTGAGTTCCGCGGCTTCGATGATCTGGGGCTGGATGTGCTGGACAGCCTCGATTTTGCCGCTTTCGGGGCTTGTGAAATCAAGGAAGTTCAGGCCGCCCGGCGTGAGGTCCACGCCTTCGGAACGCAGGCCGACAGGAACGGCAAGGGGCGGATCCACGGCCTTGTGCAGGGCCTTGAGCGTGGTGAGGCCCATTTGTTGCAGCATGCGGCAGTCGGAAAGCACGTCCATGGCCGGGCTGCGGCCGTATTTGTCGTTGCCGACGGCGTCCCAGCGGGGCGCGAATGCCGGAAAGTCCCGAAAGCCGGACTCCCGCAGCACACGGGCCTTGCCGCCGTGGGATCCCGGCCCCAGCCAGCAGACGCTGGCATAGGGCATGTTTGCCGCGTCGAGCCTGCCGCAGATTCTGTCGGTGCGCGGAAAGACGGCGTGGATCACGTCAAAAAAAGCCGTTGCCGCCGGAGAATCGGCCGCTGTTTTCACGGCATCGGGCACGTTGTTTTTGCCGAACTGCCGCACGATCTGCCGGGCCGACATGCGCAGGCGGTACATGAAGGTATCCACCGTGCCCCTGTCGTCCACGTCCAGCACATATTCGCCCGCCGGAACCAGGGTGAAATGCAGGCCGTTCCAGTCCGCGGTTTCGATGAGCAGGCCGGGGCCAAAGGTGCCGAGGTCGGCATACAGGCTGTGGCTGGCGTTGTAGAAGTTGCTCTGGTGCAAAAGGGCCTGCATGCGCACGGTCACGTCGTCAAGCCATGCGCCTGCCGCGCCCCTGTGGGCGCACCCGTCTTCCAGCGTCAGGCGGAACCACGGCCGCACCGGAGAGGTCATGCCGCCCTGCATGCCCGCGGCCAGGGTGCGCATGTCCAGAATGCCCGTGGTGTCCACAATCCTTTTGTTCAGGATTTCCGGCTTGTGGCCGCCGCACGCGCTGTCCGCCCGGAACTTTGTGGGCAGAAAGTGCTCCGCCAGCTCACGCCAGGCGGCATCCCACGGGCTGCGCTCGTTGCGCAGGGCCTGATAACGCTGGTTGAGTCTGTCGATGTTCACGGCCATGATGCCGCTCCTACTGCCCCAGAAGGGTATTGCCGCCGACGGCGTTGCCGGTCAGGATGGTGGATTGCAGGCCTGCGGCCCTGGCCGCGCGCCGTTTCTGGTCGTCGCGGGCCGCCATTGCCGCCTCGGTAACGGGTTTGGTCACTTCCGCCTTGGGCGCTGGCGGCACATCGGGCATGCGGCTGGGGCCGCCTCCTCCGAATCCCATGCTCATTCTCCTTTCTGCTGCGCCAGGCGCAGGCTTTGCGGCGTGCATACGACCATGACGCCGTCCACATATTCCTGTTTGCGGGCCAGCCAGCACGCGCCGGGCAGCCGCGCCGCGATTGTGAAGCCGCAGGCTCCGGCAATGCGCCAGGCATGCCGGAACGGCGCGGGGGTGATGCCCACAATGGCGCTGGCCCCGTGGCAGCGGAACATATGCGCAAAGCCGTGCCTGGCCTGCCGCGCAGCGCAGCGAAACCCGGCCCGGAAGGCCGTGAAGTCGAAACGCCAGACCTTGCCCTGAAAGGGCGTGAAATGCCCGCAGCCCAGCAGATCGCCCGTGGTTGCGTCAGCGCAGCAGAGCAGCGTGCCGCGCGCCGTGATGGCGAGCCAGTCTTCGAGGGTGGGCGCCGCAAAGGCGGACATGGCCCAGGGCAGCAGCCCTTCTGCCGCCATGCGCAGAAAAGGCGCGGTTCTGGCTTCGGGCGTGGCGGCTTCGGTGCAGATGAGGGCATTCATGGCTGGCGTCTCCATATGTCGTATGCGGTTCTTGCCTTGCGGTGGGCTGCGGGCGCGGAATACGGCTCGCGGTATCCGGTGACGGCATGGCGCAGGGCATCGGCGGCATGGCTCGTCCAGTCGTGCAGCGGGCGCTCGGCAAAGACGTTTTCGCGGGAGCGCCAGACCTTGCGGTAATTGCGCAGGGCGCGCAGGGCCGCCGCGCATTTTTTGCGGTCGAACCAGATGCGCGGCAGGCGGCGGCGCACGGCGTCAATGCCTTCGGCCACGCGCAGCCGCGGGGCCACGCAAAAGCGCAGGCCGAGTTTTGCCGCGGCTTCGCGGCGGCTTGTGCCCGTGCCCAGTTCCCGCACGGCAATGTCGTGCGGGGCAATGTGCTGGCCGTAGATGTAGCCGTGCCCGCCGCCTGCGCCGGAAGCGGCCCTGTGCTGCAGGACGCCCGCGTAGTGGGTGAGGCCTTCGCCGCTGTTTTCGTAATAGTCGATGACGCGCCAGCGGCCGCTGCCGTCGACCTGGAAAAACCAGATGGCCGTGGCATCGTCCATGCCCAGATCCCAGGCGGTGTGCACGGGCAGGGCGGGATCGTGCGCAAGCTCCGTGATGCGGCCTTCGGCCTCGGCCTGATCCAGAAGCGCGGCATAGTAGGCCCCGCGGATGGCGGCGGCAAAGGAGCATTCGAACTCCTGCGCATATTCTTCGGGCGACATGTCGCGGGCCGCGGCCGCAAGCTCGTCGGGGGCGACGTAGCCGGTTTCCGACGCCCGGAAGCGGAAGCGGCTCCACTCCGCATCGGTTCCGCCTGCCCGTTCCCACATGGCAAAGAGCAGGTTTTCCGTGCCCGCAGGAGTGCCGATGAAGAGCGCGCGGCCCCTGCGGTCGGCCAGGGCGGGCCGCAGGATTTTCGTCCAGACTTCGGGGGCCATGTCCGCCGGTTCGTCCAGCACCAGATCGTCAAGATACAGACCGCGCAGGCTGTGGGCATTGTCCGTGCCCAGAAGGCGTATGCGCTGGCCGTCGGGAAAGTCGCAGCGCAGTTCGCTTTCGGTAAAGCGCGTGCCGGGCACGGCCCCGGCGTAGCGGCGCAGATAGTCCCAGGCCACGGCCTTGGCCTGCCCGTGGTAGGGCGCGGCGTAGACCGCACGCCAGTCGGGCCTGCCCGAACGGATGGCCTGCCGGATGAGATCGTTGACCGCGGCCACGGTTTTGCCGAACCTGCGGTGGCAGATCATGACGCAAAAGCGCGTGCGTTCCTCGTGAAAGCGCAGTTGCAGGGGACGCGGGGCATAGGGAATGGCGATCACGGCTTTTCTCCGCTGTTCTGGCACGGGGCGGCGGGCGCGCTCCAGCCCACCAGCAGGGGACGGGGCGCGGCATCGTCTTTTGCGCGCGGAACATTGAGGATTGCGTACAGCTCTTTGATTTCTTTCACCATGTCCATGCTTTTTTCCGTAATTTCCGCCGTGTTCAGGCTGTGGACAAGCAGGTTCAGGCGTTGCTCCAGCATGTGCTGCACGTCTTCGGTGCAGGCGCGGGGGCCGCTGCGCGGGAGGGCGGTTTTGCCGGCGCGCATGGCTAGATACCCATGCCCAGCATGCCCAGCAGAAGGGCCATGATCTGGTCCAGGGCCGAGGGCGGCAAAAGGGCGTCCCAGTGGCCGAAAAAGAGGGGCACAAGGATGCGCCTGCCCACCACCTCCCAGACAAAGAGCAGAGCCAGCACCCAGCCCAGAAAGGAGCGCCAGAGCCGCAGGGGACTCGCCGGAGCGCCGGAGATTTCCATTTCGTTGACGCGGCTCTGGGCGTCGTTCTGACGGTTTTTGTCCGGCAGGATCTTGCCTGCCAGACGGCCCATGCCTCCAAGCAGTGTGCCCAGAAGATTCCACATGTCAGTTCTCCCTTTCCTGGCGGGCCAGATAATTTTCGAGAGCGTCGGCGCGGTTGATCCATCCGGTCAGAAAGACCTTCAGGTCGGGACGCCGCGCGGCCAGGCTGCGGTAGAAGGTGCGGCGCAGGCGCAGGCTTGTGCGCGCCGTGAGCCAGTCCAGACCGGCGGCGGCCAGGGCCCTGGCCAGATCAATGCTGCGCGGGCCCATGCGTCCGTCCTCGGCAACGGCGACAAAGTGGTCGAGGAGGGCCTCGCCGATCATGTTCATGGCCTGCTGCACCTGGCGCACGGAGCGGGGCGCGCCCATGTTTGCCGCGCCGTCATAGAGCACGATGGCCAGCGGCAGGGGCAGGGCGGCGCAGGCGGTTTTGTCCCAGAAGTGCGTGCGGAAGAGGGCGGCCGCCTGCTTTTTGGTGCAGGCCCGGATATCGTCGGCGTCCACATCGCCGTCCATATCCATGTCCAGAGTGCGGCTGGGGCAGCGGGCGGCCTGCGGGCCGGAGCAGCCATCGCAACTGCGGCGCTGGTGCAGGCATTCCTGCCGGGCCTGACGCACGAGATCCTGCACCCAGCGCAGGGAGATGCCGTGGTTGGTCAGGCCGCCGGGGTCGGCGGGGTGGTGCGAGAGGCCGCCTTCCCATTTTTCCGTAAAGGCGTGGGCGAGAGAAAACGTGTCTGCCATGCGAAACTCCTTGGTGCTTGTGTGACTGCACCATGCCAGAATCGCGCGGCCGGGTAAGACTGAAAGCTTTCAGTACTTCCTGTGCGGGGGACAGCAGGGAAAATACGCCCCGTACGGGGCAGGGGGAGGAAAAAAGCGCAAAAAAGGTCTGGAATGTCGGGGGGATAAAATGTTACACGGCTTTCAGTGCCGTTTTGGGGTTTGGGCGCAGTGAAAGCGATTTGCAGAAGCTCTGCCCGCAGGCGCAGGTTTTGAAAGGGTTTGAAGTGCGCGGTTCAGAAACGACATTGGTGTCCAGCAGATACATCAGAGCAGAGCTTCGACCTTGAACAGTGAAGCGTTCAGCTTGCCCGGCTCAAAATCACTGTTTTCGGCTTCCGGGCAGGCAAGCATCCGGGAAAGGTTGCGGTCAGGCCCGGTCAATTTTTTGTAGCCCTCAATAGTCAGCAGAACGTGCGCTGGTTCGCTCCTGTCCGTGATGAAAACAGGGCCGGCCAGCGCGGCGCGATGGATCGGGTGGTCATTCGGGGCCCTGGAGGAAA